GAATCGAGGTGAAGTGATATGCCTGATAGGACCGTATGCGCCTGTCACTTTTGGCCACTTGAACTTTGCGAGGAGCAAGCCATGACCGACCTCACCAAGCTGAAGGAGCTGGCGGAGCGGGCTTCTGCACTGCACGGAACCCCCAGCCTCGAACACTCTGCGGCCATCACTGAGTTCCGCAGCGCTGCCAATCCTCAGGCCATCCTCGGGCTGATTGCTCGCCTGGAACGCCTGCAGGAGGCCTTCGACGAAGCCAACGAGATGCTGGCCCGCATCGGCGACTTCGCTCACGACAAGAGCGCCGGGCCGGCTGTGCCGGATTCCTTGTGGGAAATCCGCAGCATGGCCTATAGCGCAGTTCGGATTGGTTTCGACATAGCCCTGGAAGGAGGCGGGAAATGAGCGAATGGCAGCCAATCGATACCGCTCCGAAGGATGGCACCGAGATCATCCTGCGCCGAGGCGAGCGCGTCACTTCCGGCGCCTGGATTGAGTGGAGCAAGTCTGCTGCAGAACACCACTCCACAACCGGCGTCTACCTCGGTCAGGTCGAGTACGACAGCGGAGCTAACTGGGCGTCCTGGGATGGCGGGTTCACTGAAGAGGAGCCGCCCACCCACTGGCAACCACTCCCCGCCCCACCCTCCGCGTAACACCAGAATCCATGCACCATTCACGCATTGCGCTTCATGTTCATGAATGGCTGTTTGGGGGATTCATTCCCCCAGGATTCCCCCATCTGCCCATTCCGGGCACCCTACTCCCCCAAGATTCGCTTCACATACCCCTGACACGCCATCAGTTGCCGGATGGCATCGTCCCCTCGGTTGGCTATGGCGACAATTCGATCAGCAGATCCCGGGTCAAGGTCGGCTCGACCGGCTGCATGATCCACGCCTCCGGTGCCGGCGGCGGTGGACACTTCGGCGGCGGGACTGCAACCACTGACCTTGACTGACAGCCGGCGCTGAGCAGTGAGCAGGTCAGCACGAAGCTGAGCGTTCTGATGCTGGGCATCGGTGTACTCCTGGTATCGGGTAGCGGAATCCTGCTGGACAGCCTTGGCAAGCGCCTGACGCTGTTCGTTTGCTTCCTGCTGGGCCTTTGCCGTGGCGAGGTTGATCGTACTCAGATCAGCCTGGAAAGCGTCCTGCTGCTGCTCGATCTGCTGGCCCAGCCTCCATCCGTTTGAAAGCCAGCCAGAAGCGAAGGCGCAGAGCATGACTGCTACCAGGGCTAGGGGCTTCCAGTAGCTGAGCAGCCAGGTCATGCCAGCACCGCCTTGGCCTTCTCCCACAGCGCCAGACGATCCGCCTGCCCGTTCAGGCCGCCGTTGATGCGTCGGGTGATGTCCTCGAAGCGCCCGGCATCGGCCAGCTCGTTCAGGCCATGACTGGCCCACCACCAGGCTGCGGACGTGGCTGCCCACTCGGCCTGCTCCAGCAGTTCAGGCTGGTCGAGCAGCGGCAGGCCTAGGGCGGCACCTGCCTTCCGGTAGTTCTCCCGGCCGGTGATCTGGATCAGGCCGCGGCCCATGAAGCGCTTACCGTCGCCCGGCTGGGTGTTGCCCAGGTCCTTCCGGCCCTCGTAGCACTGCTGCGCCGCCGTCGGGCCCCAGATCTCGCGCACGTAGCGCAGTTGGCCCGATTCATGGCCGATCTGCGCCAGGAACGCCGCTTGTCGCACAGGTGAGTCGATCCGGTAGCGCTGCATCGCCCGGTTGAGCGCAGGAACAAAAACGCCGGCACGAGGGCCGGCGTTGGGGTAGATGCGCAGGAGCTGCGCTTCGGTGATTGGCATAGCGCACCTCAGGAGTTGGGGAAGGCAGCGTTCGGCGGGGTGAAGTTTGCGGTATAGCGGGCATAACCCTTCGTTATCCGGAAGTCGTCGAAGTTTCCATTGAAGTAACGCTGAGTCCCGCCATCCGCCCCAATAAACAGGGCGCTGGAATTGACCTCGATGGTCCCGCTGATACTTGCTGTCGCCTCAACAACACCATCCAGGAAGAGTCGCAGAGTGGTCCCACTTCGGCACAACGCCACATGGTGCCAAGCGCCTGCGGCTACCGTAGTTGCTCCAGGCCCGACGATTACAGAGCCAGATGTGCTGTTTACGACGAAGGCGCGAAGGAAGCCTGTATCGGATATCTGCATTCCCCAGCCGGAAACACTGAATCGGCTGCAGATCTCCTGGCGCGCAGTGACTGTGGCCGCCGGGCGAATCCATCCTTCCAGAGTGAAGTCGCCAGAACCAAACTCCCAATCCGTAGAGGTCGCAGAGCTTACGTAGTTGGTCGATCCGTTCAGAAGAAGACTCGCCGACCCGAACTTCTTCTCCGAAGTACTGAGGGCGGCGCCGTTGAATGCGCTGAACGTATGGCCCTTCTGGTCGGTGATGGTGGTTGAAGCATTTGCGCCATCGAAATGGAGCAGCGCTGAAACGAGGGTCCACTGAGGGTCGGTGGCGGGACCGGAAGCGCTCAGCATCTGAGCAGCCACAATGCCGGGAATCATACTGGCACCGTTTGACCAATCACGTCCCACACGTCAGAAGCGACGCGCTTTAGCGTGACCGTCATCCGTTCTGTCATCACCAAAGTCCCCCCCGACGGCGCGTTCAGGGTGACTCCAGAGCCAGGCGTCAAGGTCAGGTTTCCAGTCGACCCGCGGCGCACATGGATTTCTGCTGTCGAACCCCAGCTGACGGAGCTCTGCGGTGGAATGGTCAACGTAGAGGCGCTGGTATTGGTGAAGCGGATGTAGGCGCCATTGTCGGTAAGCGCGGCAGTTCGAGAAGTGGTCGCTTCGGTAATTACCGCCGCACCACCCGACCCACCACCCCCACTCGCTTCCGGTAGCGCCCAGGCAGAGCCTGAATACCCATAGCGCTTGGCGATCCCATTTGCATCCAATTCGTCCAGCACGGACGCCATCCAGCCGGCCTTTGGCACGATGAATTGCCAAGCCCCGGCAGATGCAGACCACCAGGCAATTTGGCCGGCCTTACTGGACCCGGTCCCCCAGTTTCCAGAAGCGACGATGTAAGCCGCTTCATCAGTTGGAGATCCTGGAGGAGTCGAAAGGTCCTTATCGATTATCGATAGCTGCACAATCTGGTTCAGGCTGGCAAAGGTGAGGTTCGCCAGAGTCTGGTTCGCAGCATTGTTCTGAAGCAGCTCAAGGCCGAGCTTCCCGGTCGTTGCCATCAGAGCGTTACCTCAAGTGGATAGCCGCGCCCGACGACGGACGACAGCTGGTAGATTCGGAATGTGATCGAGGACTGCGGCGAGCCGAAGTCGGAGGTCTGGTTGGAAGCCGAGTAGGACCAGGCCGGCGAGGTGATAGGGATCGTGCGCTTCACCGTCGAGCCCGACATGACGTCGACCTCATATGCCTCGCTGGTCTCACCGATCGGAGCAACCACCCCATTGGTCCACCAGCTGTTCGAGAGTCGACTGCGCCTGGTAAACGTCCCGGAAAAGTTGCTTGAGACATCCCGGGTTCCGCGGGCATATACCGGAGACAGACATTCCAAGTTAACGCCGCGATAGGCCAAGCTCTGGTCCTGAGCGCTATCAACCGTTGCACCCGAAGAAACCGCGCGGTATAGGCGCGTGATCCCGATGGACTCCACCGGCATGCCAACGAAGGCGTTGTCCGGGTCATCGAGAAGAACAAACCAGTCGCCACGCTGGTGCAAACCTGTTGCCCACTCAGTCCCTCGCTGCCCACGCACAAATCCACTGACTCTGTACGTCCCGTCTGACTGCAGAGCGGCAGTCTGGAAGCGAACAATCTCCCAGCGCCCATCGCTGCCGTAGGCGGCGTAGTTGATGCCAGCGAGCATCTGGTCGCGCGTTACGCTTTCCAGCGCGCCAGAGATAAGCGTCACCGTCAGGGCGCGTTGGTCAATGACCGTGCCATTGCTCGCCGGCAGTACGTCGAATGTATTGCCGAAGGTGCACTTCGAGGTGAAAGCCTGTAGGTCACTCCACGTCTGACCATTATCGGGAGACTGAACGAGCACGCCACCACTCCAACCATCCGTGTAGCCTGACATCGCCACCACGAACCCTGGACTATTCTGCACGGTCTCATCGACGACCGGGATGTCCATTAGAACGACGATGGATTCGCCGGTTAGCGGAATCGTGCCATCAGGGCCTGGTCCCGGGGCGCCGATAGCATTGCTAATATAAATGGCTGCATTGTTCAGCTTGGCCTTGCAGGTCAGCCGACTGTCCGACTCATAGTTGATTTCAGTCAGGCGCAGTTCGAAGTCGCCAAACTTAGCCTTGACCATGACAACGTCAGATGGCTCAAGAGCGAGATAGATGGGTGGTAGCGAGAAGTCGAAGTCATCGCGCTCAAGCCAGCGGAGAAACAGCAGTTTCTCGGCCATCTGCGCGATTTCATCGTCGCTCAGAACGAGTGGGATATCGCGGTCTTCTGTGTTTACCGCAGTAGTGTTCAGACGCTCGTAATACTGGGTGCTGGAGCCATATTCACGATCCGAACTGAGCGCCGTAATGCTGACCTTCTGCGGAAGCTGGGAGTCCATTTCACGCGAGTACGGCAGCGAGTCGCCAATCTCATCCCCATCCGTTGCCGCAAGATCTTCCAAGGGGATCGTCATCACCGACGATTGTCCGCGCGGGATGAACTTGATCTTGTAGCCGGAGGGAACAACGTCGAACGGATAAGCCCCTTGAAGCGGCTCGATGACTGAGCGAATCGTTCCGCCTGAAACTCGGTATCCTGTAACGCTTTGAGTCAGCAGGCTGACATCAAGATCTATCGGCGCGATTAGATTGCTCAACAAACATTCTGATGAGACAACATCTTTAAGATCTACTTTGGCATCAACTTGTATTGAGAATGCTATAACCTGAATTGGAGAATCATCACTCCCACCTCTTCGGTATATCACCCCATCAACTACAATCCCTGGCTGTCCATTCCCACCAATTCGAAGTGATGCGAAATCATCACTTTCAATACGATGAGTTCTTTCTCCGGTAGATGCATCATACCCCTGCAAAATAGGGTGTTCCTCTTGAGGAAGAACCCAAAGAACACCATCATCAAATGAACAATAGGTAATTCCCGATACAGTAAAATCTGAACTAAATGGAGCACTACTAAGCAGCGAAAGACTCTCTTTATACAAGATATCTATTCGCTCGCCAGTCAATGCATATACATATGCGTCCCCAACAGTAAACGTCAGATAGTCTGATGCATCGCTAGCGTGAGAAACAGCTCCGATTATGTCTCTGACATAGACAGTGCCATCCGAGCTTGCCAGCACATACATGAGACCGTCATCGTAATATGCTTTTTTGGCGCCAGAGAGCGCTGGATATGTAGCAAATACCCCTATGTTTGTAACCACTCTATCATTGGTTAATGGCATAAGTGCATAGTCAAGATCGCCAACAGCTACCAGATCTGAACTATATTGTCCGCCAAGCGGAAATGGCTCTCGAAAAATACCAGACGTTCTATACACATCAATAGTTTTTGGAGTTGTATCAATGTTAGCCCTGAATGCAGTCCTTGCTATTTCTGCAGATCTTTTATTGAACAAAATGAATATAGAAGATTGACTTGGATAGCTTATTGATTCTCTATACAGAATGCTCGTTCTGGTTTCAGCGGAATTAACAACTTCCACCTTGAACTGCGCCGCCTGCAGCGTGTTCGAGTAATCGGCCAGGGCGAAGTCATCAAAAACGATGTAGGTATAGCCGCGGAAGGCCGGCGCATTCCCAACGCCAACATCAGCCTCATAGCGCGGATCGGGCAACTGATCATCCGTCCCCCGGTACAGCCTCCATCCCTTCGCGGCCTGGTTGCTCGCGATGATGGTTTCCAGGTCATCGCTGCCGGCGTTGTAGATGAGCTTGTCGGAGCACCAGATGCGACGGATACCGGCAATCTCGCCTTGACAGAGCATCAGGGCAAAGGTGGCGTAATAGCTGTAGGTCTTGGTGACGGTCGAAGGACCGCCCTTCCCGCCTGACTTTTTCTTTTTGACGACTTCCTTGAGCTGGTTCTTCTCCATCCAGACGATCTGGCTGCCGGAGAGGCCGACAGTGCCGTAGACGCGCGGGATGTCGCCGCCGTACTCACTGCCCTGGAAAGTGCGATCTGACCGTTTGCCGATTTCAATAACAGTCTTTTGTGCGGAGGAAAGGCCGGCAAGGAGCCCGCCGATGATGACGCCGCCGGCAATCCCAACCCCTGAACCTATGAGCAGGGCGCCAGCAATTCCTCCGGCAACGCCTCCAGCGAGTTGACCGGTACTCATTAAACTTCCTCAAATCGATATGCACGAACGACGCGACCGAACCAGGTCGAGTCCAGGCGATGGACACAGACCTTCCCGTGCTGCTCGCTGGCATGGATGACGTAGGGATGCCCTCGGTATTCGCCGGCATGGATCGCGATGTGCTGGGGTTGCTTGGTCATGCGCATCAGCAGGACGTCACCCTTCTGTGCTTCAGGAACGGCGATGCGCTGCAAGGACGGCTGGGCGTCCATCTGGCGCTCCAGTTCGCCGTCAAAGGGAGTGCGCGGGTATCCCTGCGCGTCCTGATGGGGGATACCCAAGCGCTGGCAGACGAAGACGTAGAGGCCTGCGCAGTCGAGCCCAAGCCCAACCACTCTCCCTTGATGGCGGAACGGTGTTCCCTCGGCCTCCAGGGCGGCAGAGACGATCTCGTCGCGAGTCATGCGCCCCTCCCTACTGCTCCGGATTGGGATGCGGTTGGCATATCAGGCTGGCCACCGAAGTTCGGGCCGTTGCCGTATTTGCCCACACAGTCCTCAGTGCGGCGCTTCCGGCAGCCGGGAATCATCACGTAGGCATCCCCAGGCGCGATGGCATAGGGGAACGGCTCGTGCGTGGTGATGACACCTGCCGAGGTCGAAGACTTAATCTGCTGCGGCTTCAGGCCGGCATTGAGCCCCGTGGTGAACATCACCTGGCCGGCGGTGAACCAGTCATCCGCCTCAGCCCGGGAAGAATCGGTGAAGGTGTACTGACTGGTGACGCCAGTAACCGTCCCGCTGACCTTGTAGTCGTTGATGTTCGGGCCATCCGGGTTGGAACGAGGACCGGTGCAACGGCTACGGGTAGGCGCGATGATTCGACCATCCAGCGTCTGGTCGAACAGCGTATAGGGGCATTGAGCAGTGAACACCGAGCCAACTGACTGATTCAGCGCATCCACAATGCTCATCATCTCGGCCTTATAGGCATCGTCGGTGAGCGTGGTCTTGCCGAGGATCATGACGCCAAGCGGCTCTTCGTCCTCGATGGGCGCCTTCCAGGAAGTGGCGAAGACATAGCAGCGAGCGTTGTCGAAAACGCCAGTGGCCAACTGCTCCCGGGTGATCCCATGGTTCAGGATGCCGGTCAGGTCCACGCTCGACGGCGACATGCTGTCGGTCGCATCCAATCCGCTGAACTCGTAGCCGGATTCGGTCGAATAGACCGTTCCGTTGCTCATTACGAGGTCAGTCGGATAAGCAGCCAGGCGCACCACGGTTCCGTTCTCAGCTTCGATGCGGGCGCAGTAAACCCTCGTCTTCCAGTCTGCGACGTGTGGTTTCATGGGTGGTCTCTGAGGGTTTCAGCGAGCAGCGAGAACGAGGGCGACGCCGGACAGGACGAGGAAAGCGGTAATGCCGAGGGAGATCAGGATGCCGGCCACATTCGCGCCGCCGGCAGTCATCTTGCCTTTCATGGATAGCCTCGTTTTGCTAGAGTGCATGCATGTCTTGCTCCTATGGATGCGATAGGGGTGAGAACAAAAAGCCCCGGGCGTTGCGAGCACCTGGGGCTTTTGCTTTTGGGTTGGAGTGAGGGTTTCTGTCCATGCAGGGAGCCAATCGCCCCATCAGGGATTCAGGAGTTCAACAAGAGTCAATCCTGACGCCTGCCCCACATCCGCACTCAGCGCCTGGACGTTGAAATTCGAGTCGAATGCGACAGGGATGTCGAACTCACATCCGCCGGTTACGATGTCCGATCCGGTATTTAGCGGACGCGTTTGAGCCGTTCCGCCGCTGGTGTAGTCGCTGAAGGCGGTGGAGTTGATGGCCACGGTGATCGAGGTTCCAGAGCGCGCAGTGATGAGCGCTCGGCGCCCGTTAATCTGCGTCATCCCAGAGACACCGGAGATCACCACGGACTCACCGATGACGAAGCTATTGACCACACTGATGACGGTAGTCGCGCCCTTGGTGATGCCCGTAATGGTGCCCGTCTTGTTCGCTGCCAGAGTCACCCGGCCGGTCGTGTAATCGATGGTGGTTCCGTTCGGGTAGGCCACTCCGGCTACGGCAATGACGGCCTTCCCCTGTACCGGCTTGAAGATCGTCCGACGGGGCCTGCCGATGCTCGCCAAACCAGGCTTGTCCCGGCCGTACTCCTTCACCAACTGGTATACGCCATCGCTGACGATATCCAACGTGCAGTCCAGCGAGGTATAGGCCGACTGGCCATCGATTGCCGTGGTGAAATCCGCCCAGGCCTTCACTCGGAAGCCGGCAAATCCACCCCAAGTCCTGTAGTACAGGCTGGCTACTTCCTGGGCCAGTTCCTTGTTGTACTTCACGTACTCGATATCGAAGGTGCGGTAGGGCTTGCCGTTCTTCAGCGAGACAAACCGCGAACCTCCTGCTGTCGTGGTGACGCTGGTGAAGAAGCTGTCCTCCGCCTCGGCGCCGATTCGGAAGCAGGTGTCCAGACGCTCCTCAATGAACTCCCCCATCAGCTATACCTCCCGGCCGCATCGACTGCACGAGCGATCTGGCGCGCTGCCTTGGCAGTGCTGGCCTGCTGTTCGCGCGAGCTTCCACCACCTCGCTGGTAGAAGTTGATGACGGTGCTGCGGCTGTTGTCGGTCTGATTGTTCTGGATGTCACTCAGGGTTTTATCGAGCTTCGCGCTAGTAGATGCGGTGGTTACTCGCTCGCCCTTCTGTAGGAGCCAGGTTCCTGTTTCCGGAATAGCATCGATGCCGTCGTGTGCCATGCCCAGCAGTGCATAAGACTGCGCGGCGATGTTGGTAGCACTGATGCCGGCGATAGCGGCTGGAGCATTGGCGCCAAACGAGGCAAGAGAAGCCATCGCTGCCGCGGGCGCATAGGCCGAGGCAATTGCAGGGCCGGCAATCGCAGCCTCCGCAATCGCGGATGCCGTCCCTGTCTGTCCAACCGCAAGCTGGACGGCCTGCAGCACCAGCCATTGAGCAGCCATCTGAGCGAGGGCCTGGATGATCGACTGGCCAATGGTCGCTGCAATGTTACCCAGCGCATCGTTTAGGCTTTCGGCGCCAGTCAATACATCGTAGATGCCATCACTGATTCCCTTTACCGAACCATTGAGAATGGTGTTGGCCGCATCCGCTGCCTGCTGGTAGTAATTGCTGGCGTTGTCGACATAGTTCTGCAGGGATGATTCAACGCCCTTCCCCCAATCCTGCTGTGCCGCATCGACCTGTGAGTAGTAGTCCTGCTGCAGCTTAAGCCGCTCATCTAGAGCTGACTTAAGCGCATCAGTCTCCTGAGAATACAAATCTCCACTGATCTGCCCTGCGTTGAATTGTTTCGTGAGTTGGCTCTGCTGCCGAAGGTAGCTTTCCTGAATCGACTGAACCTCTTGAAGGCGTCTGGCCTCCTTATCTCCCAAGCCAAAGCTGGATAGATTCTGCTGCTGCGATCTCCTTGCTTGGTCGAGCTGGTCGTTCAGCGTGGACTGGAAAGCAGAAAGCTTCTGGGCGTCCTCCAGGGTCTGCTTACGGAGCGCCACCTCTTTCTCTAGAGCGGCATTTCGCTTCAACTGGGCCGTAATGAGGTCGGAACTAGCTACCAGCGCCTGCTGATCGGCAGTGAGCGTCTTCTTGGATTTTAGATCGGCAAGTTCTTGCTCCCACTTTGCCAGCGCCTGGGCTTGAGCACCGATCTTCTGGCCTACCCGATCCTGATCATCTAGCGCGACGTTCTGCGCCTGAATGGCGGCATACTGCTGGCGGAGGTTGTCCAGCATCTGCGTGCCGGAATCCTCTCGATAGGTGCTCGTTCTTCCTTTCGGAGTCTTCTTGGTGAACTGGTCGTTGACCTGCTTCAGAAGCTTGTCATAGGCACCGCCAGAGAAGTTCTGGCCGTCGTATTCCACGCCGGAAAGCAAAGGGCTGCTCTGATTTGTCGTTGCGGCCGTCTGCATGAGCTTGCGAAAGCGCTCGTTCAGCAGTTCGATAGCCTTGGCCTTCTTGGTCTCTGGCGACACATCAGAAAGCTGCTGATCCAATTGATTGGATACAGCTATGTAGTCTTGGTTTGCCCTAGTCAGTTCAGCCTGAGATTGGGCGTTCAGTTCAGTCTGCTCTCCTGCATCCTGTAGCGCCTTCTTTTCCGACTCAAGCTTGGCCAAAACCTCATCACGCGATCCGCCGCCAGCATAGGTGAAAGCTGATAGAACTGGATGCGCATTGATATAGTCAATCTGCCGCTGGATGATCTCAATCTGTTTGGCGTTATCGGGGAACAGTTCCGATTTTACTGCCGAATAGGCCCGTCCGATTGCATCTTTAACATTATCCCAGTCGCGTTCAAGATCGGAAAGAGAACCCCTGTAAGTTTTAAGGCGCTCAAGCGCATTTTTGTTTAGATCTTCGCTGAGTTGATCCAGGGCGCGCTGATGATCTCCTTGCTCGTCGATCGCCTTGATAACTTCATACTGCTCGGCAGTAATCAGGCCATATTGCTGGCTGACCTTTTGCGCGGCCTGGGTTGCGTTCTCTCCCATGGCTGCGAAGGATTTGGCAATATCATCAGCACCTTTCCCGGTGTACTCCGAGACGGCAGCCGCTGCCTCGCCAAGGTTCTGCAGTTGGGTGTTGCTGAGATTCCCGGCAGCAGCTAGCGCCTTGAATGCATCCTCAGCGCCAGAAAGATTCCCGGTGGCCAAGCCAGCCTGCTTAGCAAGATTCTGCAGTTGCTCGGCAGAGACGCCTATCGTGCCGTTCCCCTGGTAAAGGGCTTGGTTGAATTCCTGCTGGGTCTTGTAGGCATCGTAATAGGCCACGCCCAATGCGGCTATTGCAGCGCCAGCAATCGTAGCCGGCGTAATTAGACTGCTAAGGTATGACGCAGTCCCCTTCAGAGCAGCTCCGGCTCCACCAAACTGATCTTTGATCTGGCCGCCTTGCTGAAGGAATACCGTTAGCGGATTTTGTCCGGCCTGCAAAGACGTGGCGATATCAGTGAACTGCGCCGGAAGTCCACGCATCGCCGCCTTAGCTTGCTTGGCAGTAACTCCGTATTTGCCTAGCGATGAGCTGCCATCATCCAAAGCTAGGCGAGCATCGTTGATGGCCTTGCTGAGGTTGTCGTACTCATCCTTATCAATGACACCTGACCCACTTTTGAAGAGCCTATTCAGTTGTTCCTGTTTTTTCTCCAGGCGATCATATGCGGCGAGAGTCGGGTCAAACTCCTTGCGCAACCCCTCAAGAGCTTTCTGCTGACCCTTAATGGTCCGTTCGGCACGATCCATGCCACGCTCAAACCCACCAGTGTTGGCAATGAGATCGACAGTCAGCGTCCCGAGTGAATCCGTGGCCATATGATCTCCGCTTATTTAACGCGAGCCATCGAGAGGATGGCGGCGAATTGTTCGATGGAAGCCTCTTGCGGCTCCTGCTCGGTGTAATCAGGCATGAAATCATCGGCCTCCATCTTTCCTCCCTGTACCCGCTGGACCACCCAACAAATCTTGGCGAGCATCGCCTCGATGCGGCGAGTTGAGTTGATGGGGCCGTTCTGCTTGATGAAGGAGGCCCATTGCTGGGCCTCTCGGTAACTCATTCGGGACTTAGCCTCGGCAACCGTCATCCCTCCGACGCCGGCCAGCACGAGCTCATGCCAGAAGACGTCGGAGGGATCTAGTTTTTTGCCGGTTCAGCCTGGTAACCGTTGGCCGAGTTGATCGCGCCCAGCAGTGCGAAGAACAGGGTGTCGATCATCTTCCCCTCGCCGGTCTCAGGATCGCCCGTGATCTGCTCCTGCGAAGTGAATACCGGCTTCCCGGAGCGGTCGACGATGGACGATACGATGCGCGCAACCAGGACGTCGTTGCTCTCCTTCTGGAGTTCGAACTCGCGCATGGCACGGTCATAGGAGGACAGGCGCACCAAGACGGTAGCCTTGTGCTCCTTTCCGCCCACTACCCAGGTGATTTCCTTCTCCACGGGAGCGCCGATGGCGGCGCCGGTCGATTGGATCAGGTCGAGGCTGAAATCGGTCATGAGGTTTCCTTAGCTGCTGGATTTCGGGATCAGCACAGGCTCGCCCGAGACCTGGATGCCGATGCTCGACGTCACGACAGCGTTCTGCGCGAAGTCGAAGCTGAAGCTGTTCATGTAGCCCTCGAAAAGCAGCCAGGAACGGTCTTCCGGCAGGTCGAACTCGTAGTCGCCATCGCTGTTCACAACGGCAGTCGGGGTGCTGGTGCCATCTGACCAACCCACGGCCCAGTCCAGGCTCACGCCGGCGTTCTTCAGCTCAAGCAGGCGAATGTGGACCGCATCCTGCGGATTGGTGTTGATGCTGAACGTGGCGGTGCCCGGGGTGGCCAGGCCGGCGACGTAGCTGCGAGCGGTCTCGTTCAGGCAGGTGGTCTCGATCTGATCGATCGATGTATCGATGCCGGAGAGCGACGTGATGCAGCCAGCGTTCAGAACCTGATGGGAATCAGGATCGATGAAGAACAGGTCAGTGCCCTGAGCCTTGACCACGTTGTTTTTTGCCATGGGTGAATCTCCAGTACTGGACTTGGCCGCTTCACAGCGGTCGGTTGGCTGCCTCCCGGCAGTCGTTTTCCTTGCGC